TCTTGACCGTGACCAATCCTGCTGGCATTGTGGGGCTGATACAGACCTCATACCTCACCACAGGATAAACCGAGGCATGGGCGGTTCAAAAGCCCGCCACGAGCCTTCTAACATCATTGTGATGTGTTCTAGGGTCAATGGGCTGATGGAATCTGATCCGATCGTGGCAACTATGGCACGAGAGTTCGGTTGGAAACTTGAATCATGGCAAAAACCTGAAGATGTGCCTGTGTATCATCTTGTAGAGGTGCAATGGTTCAAAATAGAAAAATACGAAAGGGTAGTTTATGAAAATAGGTTCTCTATTTAGTGGCTATGGCGGTCTTGACATGGCCGTGGCTGAGATGACGGGTGGCTCTGTTGCTTGGCATTGTGAATGGGATGATGCGCCTTCTAAAGTTTTGGAAGCCCGCTATCCTGGTGTGCCTAACTATCGGGATGTGTCAAAGGTGGACTGGACTTCGGTTGAGCCTGTAGACATTTTGACTGGTGGTTTTCCTTGTCAGGATCTCTCGCTGGCAGGTAAAAGGGCAGGTTTGAAAGAGGGGACTCGTTCCGGTTTGTGGAGTGAGTTTTTGGCAGCTATTGAATACATAAAACCGAGATTGGTGGTTATTGAGAATGTTCGTGGAATTTTATCAGCAGAGGCACATAGCGACTTGGAACAATGTTCGTGGTGTATGGGAAACGGATCTGGTGAGCCTTCTTTGCGCGCACTCGGAGCTGTTCTCGGGGACTTGGCCAGCATCGGGTATGACGCAAGATGGACAGGCTTACGAGCTGCAGACGCTGGCGCACCCCATAACCGTTTCAGAGTCTTTATCATCGCCTATCCCCGAAGATAGTATGTTGCGAACTCCGTCTGCCATTGAGGGGCAGGGCGGGGCGATTACTGAGAAGCAGTCCCGTGAACGGGGCCGCATGTTGCAGGTTCGTGATCAGATGGCTCAGTTAGCTGCTGAGAATGGCTTGAAAGTGTCTGATGGTATTGCTGATTCTTTGTTGCCTACGGTCAAGGCTCGTGATTCTAATCCTGAAGGTTACGAGGCTGGTTTGCGTCGCGGTATGCCTCAGCTTGGAACGATGGTGAAAGCGATCGTGGATGGTGATGATCGTTTAGATTTGTTGCCCACGCCGAACACTATGGAGCATCGTGAGATCAAAACACCTGAGCAGATCGCTGAGATGAAAGCCAAATCGCCTGGTGGTTACCGGAACCTGCGTGAATCTGTAATCAACGAGCTTCTTCCTACGCCTATTGTGCGTGATTACAAGGATGGTTCGGCAGCTCAAGAGCGTGACGGCAAAGTTTCTACTGATACTGTTGCTAGAGCCATCTTCAACAGCGGTGAAGTGCTTTTACCAACGGCAACATCAAATGATTGGAAAGGCGCAAACAACTCTGGCGGTAAATCAACATCAGCCCAGGGACTTGCTACCGCCATTGACAATTTGCCTGAAATTACTTGGGGTAAGTTTGAGCCAGCGATTCGCCGTTGGGAACAAGTGCTAGATAGACCTGCTCCAGCACCAACTAAACCTGACGGCAAAGACGGTAACCATCGTCTTGCTGCCGAGTTCACCGAATGGATGATGGGGTTACCCGCCGGACATGTCACCGATCCCTCATTGGGGCTTACAAGGGTTGAAATGTTGAAGCTCTGCGGTAACGGTGTGGTGCCGCAACAGGCAAAGCTCGCTTTGCAGATTTTGTTAGATGGAGTTGATTGGTAATGAGCATCGAAGTGATGCAATCGGTTTGGCGTGAATCTGCGTCTGACGGTCGTGCGAGGCTAGTTTTGTTGGCGATTGCTGATCATCAGGGTGAGATTGGTGCATGGCCTTCGCTGGAAACTTTGGCTCGCATGGTGAACTCATCAGTCCGATCAGTTCAACGCGACATTCAGTATTTACAGCAGCTCGGTGAGTTGATTGTTTTGACACAGAAAGCACCATCAAGATCGCAATACAAATCGAACCTTTATTGGGTCAATTTGCCTTCCGTTCGGTTGCTAATCAACCCTGAAATTATGCCACAGTCAGGGGTGACAGATTCGGTGTCAGGGGTGACAGAATTGACTTCAGGGGTGACAGAATCAGCGTCAGGGGTGACAGCAGGTGGCATACTAACCCTTAATAGAACCATTACTAAACCATTACTAAATATATCGTCAGAGTTTGAAAAGTTTTGGAATGTTTATCCGCGAAAGGTTGCAAAGAAATCTGCACTCAAAGCGTGGGTTGCTTGCGTCACTAAAGAGAACCTTGATGATGTCGTTGCTGGTGCTATCAGGTTTGCTAATGATCCGAACTTGCCTGTTGAACAGTTTGTTCCACATCCTTCTACCTGGTTGCGTAGTGAGCGTTGGCTGGATGGGCCGTTGCCGGAACGCAAGTTGAGTCCCGAAGAGCGTGAAGCGAAAGAGCTGGCGATCATTGAGCGTCGTCGGGAACTTGAGCGTAAGCACATGGCTGAATTGTTAGAGCAAGATAAGATTTCTCGTCAAGGGGCTTCTGCGCCCCGCTGCGAACATGGCAAGATTGTGGCAGCTTGTATGCCCTGCATCAAGGCGGGCAAGATTTGACTAAACTTTTGGTGTGGATGAAAACAAGGTTCTTTGTGAACGGTGTGGTGCGTCTTGGGCTGTCAATCAAGAGAAGCGGCACCGGACTGATCTGCTTTGTTTTTCATGCCGTATAAAACCTGCAACAGTTATTCAGTATGGGACTATGCGTTGCGTTCCGTGGGCTGGTGACTTTGCTAAAGATGGGGTGACTCCAATGTTTCAAGGTCAGGTGCATATGCCTGGCGAAAGAATTTGTGGTCATCTTGATTGTGTAAATGTCCGTCATTTGCGCTAAAGTGAAAATAACTCTAGGAAGGGGTTAGTTATGGGCGAGATTCGCTTTGAAAATGTTGAGGTCGTTAGAACTCACCGTGGTGGTTTTACTGTTGTTGAGAAGTTCCGTAAGCGTGATGGTGGCGAGGGTTCAACCTATGTCAAGGTTTGGTCTGACGCTGCTGTGACTGAGGGTAGCAAGGTTACTGTTTTGGGTGAACCGTCTGCTCGCATTTCGGAATACACCGACAAGCAGGGCCAGCACAAGGTTGTTGCCGAGCTTCATGTAAACAATGCTCAGATCGTCAAACCTGCCGATGCTGGACTTGCACCGTTCTAATGCCAGCCATTATCGTTTTAGCTTTCAACATTGTCGTGTTGATGGCTTTGTCGCTGACTGCTAACGATTTTCTAAAGTATTCAGCATGGCTACTGTCCACTATTTTTGCTGTTTCGATCATCACTTGGGTGTCGGGAAAAGTTTTCGGTAGAAAGTAGTGTTCGACTTTTATGTGGTAGGCAGACCTGCCCCTCAAGGTTCTAAGAAGAGCGTTGGGCGTGGCAGGTTTGTCGAAGCATCAAAGTATTTACCTGCATGGCGAGCTGCTGTAGTTGAGGCAGCTCGTTCTGCATTTACAGGGGAAATGATTACGACTCCGGTGCGAGTTCGTATCGTGGTGTTTATGGATCGCCCAAAGAAACCAAAGTTTGATGTGGCTCCAGGTGTGATGCCTGACGCTGACAAACTTGCTCGCGGGATTTTGGACAGTTTGAAGATCGCTGGAATCTACGAGGATGACGCATTAGTTGTGTCGTTGGAGATTGACAAGGTTTGGGCTGATGAACGCCCACAGGGGGCTTTTGTGTCGGTTGTAACGATCTAATAACACACCGCATTTTGGTGCTTGTGTTTTGATTGTGTCGCTGGCAGAGTTGGTTTAGAACCCGCACGGGGTTCGGAAAAGGAAAAAGGGAAATGAAAATGATTGAAGTAAAAGCGGGTGAGTTCAAAGCTGTTGTTCGCCCGTTTAGGGAGTTGCCAGCGATAAGAACTTTGAAGCTTCTCACTCTCACAACAACAATGGACAAGGTTCTTGCAGCTATTGAGTTGATGCGCGACGAGATTGCTGTTGAACTATGGCCAGCGTTTGACTCGTTGAATCAGCAGGAGATTAGTGATTTGTTGAACCAATGGATGTCTGGTGAGAACAATGAAAGCTAGAAAGTCTGATCCGGTAACTTCGCACGAGGCTGCTGAGTCTGTCAAGAATCTGAGCGCAACTAAAGAGGGTATTTTGATTGCGTTGGGTTCTCGTTCGATGTCTGATTCTCAGATCGCTTGGGAATACAATCGTCTGGTTTTGTCGAATAAAGCACCTATGGCTTCGGAGTCTGGTTTGCGTTCTCGCAGGTCTGAGCTTGTTGCTGATGGCTTGGTTGAAGCTGACGGATTTGGTAAGACTCCGTTTGGTCGTAGAACTATTTTGTGGAAGGTTGTTCGATGAAGCGGGCGTTTCCGCCTGTAAAGGCAAGCCAGGTTACTGGCCGTCATCGTGCTGAGTATTCTCGCCGGACTTGGTGGCAAACCTGGTTTGGTTTCAAGAATCGTGTGTATTGGTTGTGGCGTTCTGTTCGTGACGAAATTCAATGTTTGCGAAAGGATTGGTTCACATGGCGACAGAAGTAGACCTGAATCGTTGGCGTGAAGCTGGCAAACAAATTGGTCGCAAGATTGGTGTTGTTGAAGAACGCGAACGAATCGTAAAACTATTGGAAGATGCAGCGTATCAGGGTGATCCCGACTGGGATGCTTTTGTGCATGACGCTGTGGCACTTATCAAGGGAGAGAACAAGTGAGAAAACTGGTTTTGGTAACAGGTGGGTTTGATCCGTTACACAAAGGTCACATCGCTTATCTTGAAGCGGCCTACAAGCTTGGTGACGGGCTTGTTGTTGGTTTGAACAGCGATGCCTGGCTCCAGCGCAAAAAAGGCAAACACTTTCTTGACTTTGATGATCGTAAAGCTGTTCTTGACGCTTTATGGATGGTGGATGAAGTGATTGCTTTTGACGACTCTGACGATTCCGCTAGGGCAGCTATTCAGTTCTGTTTGGACAATACTGAAGAAGGGGTCATTTTTGCTAACGGTGGTGACCGGACTTCGGTGAACATCCCTGAAATGGATGTAATGTCTGATCGTCTTCACTTTGTGTTTGGTGTCGGCGGTCAAGACAAACTAAACAGTTCGTCTTGGATTTTGGAAAGGTGGAACAAGTGAGTAAAAACTTTGAAATCATTTACAAAGAGTTTATGGAATCTGAAACTTTCGTTGTTAGCCGTTCGCTGATCGAAGATTACAAGCTGCAAGCTGCTAAAGAAGAGCGTGAACGCATCATCAAACTTTTGATTGACCTAAACGCTGTTAGACGCGACGCCCTTGGCGAGCTTGTCGCTTTCAACACTTACGGCACGGAAGTTATTTACTTGAGTGGCCTAGAAGTGGAGAGTAAGTGAGAGAGTTCACCGATCTGACTTACAGCGGCCCCGACTGTGTATGTTGCAAAACAAAACAGCAAATCATCAAGATCATTGAGCTTGAGCGTGACACCTGGACACGACCAGCATCATTTAGTTACCGTGCAGCTTTGACTGCGCTCATAAACAAAATCCAACAAGATAGTGTCGCAGTTAGTAAACTAGACACAACCGAGTAATAAAAGGGGGAAGCCATGTTAGAAGATCTACAAATTCCTGAACGCTCATACAACTGTAAAGTTGAGCAGCTCAAAGAAGAACTATCACCAAGTGACCACAAGATCCTGTTGGATGCTGTAATGAATCCGGCATGGACTCAAGTTGGTTTGCAGTCGGCTTTGCGTGAGAAGGGCATCATTTTGTCTGCTTCAACAATCAAGCGTCACCGAACGAGAGTATGTTCATGCTGGAAGATCTAACTCCTGCCCCTGTCAATCAACCGTCACCTTTCGGGGCTGTATCGGTAGAGTTTGACGGCATAGAGGGTGTTGCTACGACCCCTGGTTTACCTGACGGTGCAGACTTTCGTGAGTTTCTAATTGACGCAGGGTATTCACCTGACGAGTATGAAGTTGTAGGTAACCCTCGCACGAGCCGTTGGCAACGCTATGACGGTTCATGGCTGACAAGTTACAGGTTCAACTTTCGTCTAAAGAACAAAGACATTGACCTACCGACTTTGTATGCACAAGCGAAGCGCACTAAACCTGCGGCCCCAAAAACGGTGCAGGGCAAAGCGTTCGTTATCTTGACCGCTGACTTTCAAGTTGGCAAGGTAGCTTCTCGTGGTGGCAGTAAAGAACTTGTGGAACGCATACAGGCAGCTTACAACCGTATCGAAGCGCATCTAAAAAAGAACAAGTATGAGCAGATTGTTGTGCTTGACGGTGGTGACATTGTTGAAGGCATTGAGAACGCAGCTAATCTTGCACAGTTGCAGTCAAGCGATCTATCTCCGATGCAACAGGTTGATCTAGCATCCGCTCTGATGTGGGATCTACTGAAGCTGACCACTAAGCATGCTCCGGTGTCGTATGCGTCTGTCGGTTCTAACCATTGCCAATGGCGTGTATCGAAACAGACTGTAGGCAAACCAGGCGTAGACGATTGGGGCATCGTGATCACGCAACAGCTGCGTAGACTCTCGCACGAAGTTGGGCTAGATGTAACTTTCTACATTCCGCAACCGCATGACGAATCACTAACCGTTGATGTTTTCGGTGACGGATTCCACATTCTTGGTTTAGCGCACGGGCATCAAGTGAACCGACCTGACAGTATGCAACGCTGGTTGGAGAAACAGTCGTTTGGTCGGCAACCACTCGCCGGATTCACCGTGTTCTGCTCAGGTCATTTTCACCACACTCGTGTCGAAGAGTTAGGGCCAGCACATAACGGCGGTTCACGCTATTGGATTCAAGGCAGCACTATGGACAACGGATCAGACTGGTATCGTCTAGCTGGCGGATCTGGTGACTCACAAACAGGCATCACAACATTTGAGTTGGAACGGGACATTCCGTTCGCTGGCAGTATAAAAAGATTTTGAAAAAACTTACCGAATGGACTTGACACACTACGCAAGGTGTCACTAAACTCGGTAATAACCAATCATGGTTTCGTGTGTGTTTTCCCAGATTGGTTCGGGCTATTGGTTTCAGGGGTTTCCTTCCCCCATTCGTTTTCCCCTGGTTAGGTTCAATTCCTGACAGCCCACAAGGTGACCTTCTTGATCACGAATGTGAAAAGAATCTTTGGTTAGTTCCCTGAAGGTCATCTTTCTTTTTTGGGAAGGGAAGCTATGTGCAAGAACTGTGGCCTTGAGTTGAATCGGGCGGTTCTTTTGACGCGAACAATCCGGTCTGGTGAAGAACACTTTTGTGATGTTTGCATCCTAGAGTTTGAACGCATTAGCCGTTACTATGTGACGCATCAAAGAAAATCTTTGGTCAAGCTTCACAACAAGCTCGTCAAAGAAAAGAGAGTGTTCTAATGCCTGTTTACGATTACGCCTGTGAGTGTGGCAACAAGCGCACACAAACGGTCAGCATCCAAGTCAAGGATTTCAAAGCGATCTGTGACTGTGGCAAAGAAATGAAAAGGGTTTATGCGGCCCCGAACATCAAGTTCAATGGTTCGGGTTTTTACACAACAGATAAGGGAAAGAAATGAAACGACCGTGGGGCGAATACAAAGTGCTTGGAGAGTATCCGGTATGCGTCAAGATCATTACAGTCAATGCACATAGCCGACTATCGTTACAAACGCACAAGCTGCGCGACGAGGTTTGGTTAGCTCTGCAACCAGGTCTATACGCTCACATTGACGAAAATGTTTTCGCTATGGGTGTGCTAGATCGGTTCTATGTTGAGCAAGGTGTCAAGCACCGTATTGAAAACCCTACAGACCAACCGATTCAACTCATTGAACTCATGTATGGCGAATACGATGAGGATGACATTTGCCGATTGGAAGACGATTATGGTCGCAACTAAACTGTTCGTCTTTGACCTAGACGATACCCTCGCCCCATCGAAGCAACCTATTCCGGTTGAGATCCAACACCTTTTGGTTCGTTTGGTTGAAAAGTATCAAGTCGCTATCCTGACTGGCGGGCAGTATCAGCAAGTGCGTAAGCAAGTGCTTGACCAGCTGCCAGATTCGGTTCGGTCACAAATAAATGTGTTCTCATGCTCGGGATCGCAATACGCTCTCGGTGACGGGAATGTGCAAACCGATCTGCTACTGCCAGAGGATGCTTCACGCATCAAAGATTTGGTCGAAAAAGTTGCTATCGAATTTGGTTATTGGTGTGACGATCCTGATGGCCCGATCATTGAGGATCGGTTGAGTCAAATCACTTTCTCGGCACTTGGTCAGAACGCTTCACCCGAACGCAAATTCGGTTGGGATCGTAACCGTTCAAAGCGTCAAGCAATGGTTGATCGTTTGGTCAAGCTTGTGCCGGAATACAGTTTCACTATTGGCGGTAGCACGAGCATAGATGTAACGCTGCCTGGTCGCGACAAGCGGTTCGGTATGGAACGCATCCTTGAGCTGCTTTCGGTTGATCGGTTAGAAACCGTATTTATTGGTGATTCGTTTGAACCTTCTGGCAACGATTATCCGGTTCTTGACTGTGGCGTGTTCTGCCTACAAGTGAACCGATGGGAAGATACCGCCGACTTGATGCGATCACTTGGTATCTGATGGGTAAGTTTCCAAAACCGTGCCTAGACTGTGGCCGTCTAACAACACTCGGTAACCGATGCCAAGAACACAAACTTTTGGTCGAACGCCTACATGACGCTAAACGAGCGCAAATAAAAAAAGAAACGGGTCAGTATTCTGGTGCATACCGGAAACGGGCAGCTTTGGTTCGCGCTACCGCTTTGGTTTGCCATTTATGCGGTGACGGGTTTCGGGCTTCTGATCCGTGGGTTGCTGACCATGTGGATCCGGCTACTCATGGCGATGAAGCTGAGTTGCGGGCAGCTCACCGTTCTTGTAACGCTAAACGGGGTAATAAACCGTTGTAACATTTGGTCAAAATTTGGTCGGCATTTGGTTCGGTCATTTGGTCAAAATTTGGTAGATTTGGTTTAGCCGTCAAACCCATGCATGTAAACGCCCTGGTTTGGCGGTTTTGCCTTTTGGTTCGGTATTTGGTTCATTTGGTTTGGTTGAACATTTGGTCAAAATTTGGTTTTTTGGTTGATTTGGTTCGGTCAAGCATTTGGTTCGAATTTGGTCATTTCGTCATTTGGTTGAAATTTGGTTCTTTTGGTTATTTGGTTCGGTTTTGGTTCTTGATCAAATTTGGTCACTTGGTCAAGCTCCGATAACCGCCCAGGCACGGGGCCGAAACCCCGAAGATTCACCCCGCCGGATCGCGCCCGTATTGCTCTAGCTGCCAACTTGCGGGGCATGCCCAGGCGGGAGCATGTTTGCGACACGCCAGAAAAAAAGTTTTACGAAAATACTTGACACGCTCCGAATGTTGCCCCCAGAATGTTCGCATGGCAACCGCCAGAACAAAAACGAAGGGAATCAAAAAATGCCGTTACCAACTATTTACGCCGAACGGGTATGGCCCTCTGGTGCTATCCGGCTTCACGGGTTGCATGAGTCACGCCTATTTTTGGGCTACACGCTTAGGGAAGCTAAACGGGCTTACCGTGACGAATTCCGCAAACTAAACGGCGGGGATGAATTCAAGAATGCTAAAGGGGAACTTACGCCCTATGCGTTCGCTTGCGGGTATGTTGAAACTCACGGGAGATTCCGGCTTCACCGTGACGGGGCCGCCTATGTTGTTGACGGGCTTTTATTTCGTGAATCGTTCGCCACACTCACCGAAGCCCGTAGAGCTGCCCGCCGTCTATCGAAGGGGCGTTCTAAATGCTGTAACGCTGTAGTTTTGTGGCTTCCGTGTTCGGGGTGCGGTATCGCTAACGATCGCCACGAATTCGGCACTTGCCAAAAATGCGGGGGTGATGCATAGTGACCGCCGAAACATTCGCGGCCATTTTCACGAAACACGGCGACGCGTGGAATTTTTGGGGAGCGTTCACCGATGCGGAACACGCCCGCCAGAATGTTCAAGCTTTTCTTTTGGCTAATCCGGCATGGAAGCCCGAAGATTTCGAAACCCGCATTTTGCCATTCGGCACGATGCTTTAGTGAAGGGAAGAAAAAAATGAAACACGAAGGATATTTAGAAACCTATAAAACGGGCGGATTTTGTTCGTTCGTCTGGTATCAAATTGTTGAAAAAAATGGCGGGTTCCAGGTTGAATTCCAAGAATCCGGCAACTCAGAACCGAACGGTTACGGGTTCGCCGTGTTCAACACTCTAGGGGCCGCCCTAATGTATCTAGCTCTAGCTGCCGATACGGTTGCGAGTGATGGAACTCTAACCGTTGAAGCGTGGAAGCTTGAAGAAGAATTCGGCACGATCGCGGGCCGATATGTAACACACAAAACCGAAGGGAACTAATCAAAAATGAACACACAAACACACACCGAAACCGATGCCGTGATTCTGGGCATGCTTACCGAAAACACGGGCAAAAGTTTTCTTGACTCCGGCGGGGCTTACGGGCGGAATTGGGAACGCAACCAGGCTAAGGGCGTTGAAGCTTTAGCCGAATTGCCCGCCGTCACTTTTTCGAACGGTTCGCCCGTAATCGCTATGTTCCCGTTCTTGCGTGAACACTTGGAATTCGCTGCCGTTCTTGATTCGGCGTGGAGCGTGTTCGATGAAGCCCGCCCCGATGAATCGTGGCTAAGTAATCTCGAAGAATTTTTCGACACTCTAGGCGTTCCGGCAGAAGGGGAGTTCTATTCGGAAGCCCGTTGGTCACTCAACACTTACAATTCGGAATATTGCTTACTCGCCCAGACTCTACAATTTAGCTTTTTCGGTTTTGGCGGTAACGATTACATAGCTCTACAAATTCACGGCGGTTGCGATGTTCGGGGCGGTTACACGAAGCCCCGAATTTTCTTGATCAAAACTAGCCGTGAAGATTTCTATCTATCGGCGGAATCGGCACGGGTTACATGCTCTAGCTGCAACCTAGAAATAGATTTTTCACCTAACGGTTTAGAAATTGAAACTAGCAAAATGAAACCCGAAGAAGCCGAAAAATTTGAACGCCTAGAAATTCAAGAAATTCGTGAATGGTTCTGGGATGGCAACACCGAAAACACTTGCCCGAATTGTGGCAACTCCGGCACGATCGCGGGGAGCAACTAGTGAACATGTTGGGAGCAATTCTTAAGGGCATTTTCGTTTTCGTTATCGCTATCGGGCTATCCATGTTCGCCATGATTTTCGGTAGCAAGCGATGAACTACTACACGGCGCAAATTCTTACCCGTGAAGGGTTCGAAGAAGAGTATTTAGAAGCCGAAACCGCTGCCGAAGCTATCGCCCAGGTGCGGGCCATGTTCGGTTATGACTTGGTTTCGGTTGCTATCCGCAAACAACTATATAAAGAATGGCGGTGCAATTTGACCGTGGCGGGCGTGTGCCATGTTACTCATGGCGGGAAGCATGCCCCGCTAACGGCGTAACCCGTTCAAGCTTTAGCCCCGTAGCCGATTCGGTTGCGGGGCTTTTGCTTTTGGTTTCGGTTCTTGGTTTCGGTTCTGGTTATTCGGTTCGGTCATTCCGTTCGGTTCTTGGTTTTGGTTTTTGATCAAGGGGATTCGGTTCCGGCGGGTTCGGTTCTTGGTTCGGTTCTTGGTTCTGGCTTCTGAAAGTGACCCGCCCAGGGTGACCCGTGCCAAAAAAAACCGCTCTCAGCTGCGTGACCCCCGCCCGAAAAAAATGACCCCGCCGGCCGAAAATCGCACCCCCAAAAATTCGCCCCGCTGCCTAACCCGCCCCCAAAAATTTTCGCCATGATCGCGGGCAAAAATGACCCCCGCCAGAACCAAAAAAAGCCCCCAGAATCTCCGGCGAGTTCGCTCCCAAAATTTTCACCATGCCCCGCCCAGGCGACACGCCCCCGAAAAAAAATTTGCGAAATAGTTGCACTTTTCAAAAGCCCGCCCCCAAAATAGAAACACGGCACCGAAGCCGAAAAAACGAAGGGAACAAAAATGAGCAACAAAATCGCAACCGCACTCATGGCGGTAATCGCATTTTCACTAATCACCGCCACGCTCTCGCTAATGCTCTGGGCGTTCGGGCTAATCAAGTAACCAAACAAAACGAAGGGAATCAAAAAATGCCAACTTACCAAGTAACCAGAACCGAAACCGTGACCGTTACGGCACGGAACGAAGAGCAAGCCGAAGAGTTCGCCATTGAGAAAATGCAAGAACTCCCTAACGGCGATTATGAAATTGAAGCCATTACGCCCGCCCCGAAATTCGCCGAAATCGTGGAAGCTCTGAACGCTCTGGGAGTGTCTGCCTATGTTGATGACTACAAAAACAACACTTACGATTTCATTCGCATGAGTTCCGTTGAGAGTCACCCCGATGATGACCCGAATCACTTTTTGCTTTTGCCGTCACTTGATGACGAAGAAGAGTTCAACGGGGTTGCCTATGAGATTTACACGAATGATTGCTACACCGAAAAAGCGTCATTCCCCGCCGAATTGAACACCCGTGTTCTGGCGCAACTAATCGCCAAAAAGCTCCGTCAAATTGCTCCCGCCAAAATGGTTGCAAGCATGGAAGAAATCGGTTTTCTACTCAAGCAAGCGGGCTTAACCGTTAGCGTCGAATCGCAAGAATGGCGTGGCATGCCCGCATGGATTTCTATCGGCGAAACCGTGGATTTCTACGCCGATGGAACGCCAGACTATTTCGCCGAATTCACGCTTTACCAGAACCTAAACGAAAACGGCGATGCCGTAGACGGCACGGGGTTTCACCTATGCCGTGGCGATGACGAAGCCGATGTAGTTCTACAAATTCCGAACATCCCCGCCATGCGTGTAGTGTCGCAAACTATTTGGGCTATGGCGCAAGTTGCTAAGGGCGTGACCGAATGACCCGCCTAGTGTTCGCACTCTTCACGATCGTTGGAGCTTCTGCAACTCTGGGGGCGTTCATCCACGGCACGAACGCCATGCCGTCACTCTGGCTTTTAGGGCTATCGTTCGCCATGCTCTACGCCACGAAGGGGGTGACCAAATGACCGAAACCGAAACCGTAAAAGCCCTAGAAAAGTTGGCGCTTCAAATTGACGAACTGAGGGCGCAAATGCCCGAAGATTCAAAACGCTTAGAACAATTGCAGGATGCTTATTACCTAGTTCGGGATGCTATCGAAAACGAGTAGCCCCGCCAGAATCAACCCCCGCCCGAAACACGGCGGGGGTTTTTTCATGCCCGCCACGGGGCGCATACGCCCGCCATGACCCCGCCACGGAGTGACCCCGCCCCCGTCACCCCGCCCGTGACCCCGAAGCTTCAACCCCGCCCCCGCCATGACCCGCCCAGGGTGCGCCCAGCTGCGGGGCCGGTGACCTAAAACGCCCCTAAACGCCCGCTAGACGGGTTTTCATAACCAAAACGGGGAATCACCCGCCCAGGCACACTCAACCCCGCCACGGGGCGCACACGCCCGCACCCCGCAGCTATTCGAACAAAAATTCGCATGTAAACGCTTACAAAATCGAAAAAGTGTTCGTTCGAACGGATTTTCGAAGGGGGGGGATGGGGCCAATCGAACAAATGTTCGAAAGTAGCACACCCCGCCCGCCATAGAACGCACATTCCCGCAGTTCAGACCTTTTCGGGCTATGCTTGTGGTGAAGGGAGTTTTATGCCTAATCCACCGAAACCGTTGGAGCAGAAACGCTTGACGGGTAATCCTGGTAAACGAGCTTTGCCGAAAGATGGGGCGATTGTGGTGATTGCTCAGGTTGATAATCCTCAGCCGTTGCGACCGTTGCAGGATGCGGGGTTGGCCTTTTGGGATGAGGCTTGGGGTAAGGGTCAGTTGTGGTTGGGTCGCACGGATAAGTGGCTTGTGCAGCTGACGGCTGAGATGTTTGATGAGCGTGAGGAGTTGCGGGGTATTGTTGCTGACCGGACTGCTGTGGGGGATAAGGATGCTTGGCGTGATCGTAGGCAGTTGCGTGACCTTGAGCGTTCGATTGTTGCGAACTTGTCGTTGTTGGCTTGGACTCCTGTGGATCGTTCTCGTTATGGGTTGGCTGAGGTGAAGGCTAAGTCGAAGTTGGCGGAGTTTATGGAGAAGCATGGCAATTAGTAATTTTCCGACTAAAACATATGATGTTATTTACGCTGACCCGCCGTGGCATTTTGGCAGTAAATTCAAAGTTGGGACTGCGGGCAAAGAACAACAGTCTTTGCAAGAATTTCAGTATCCAACTATGTCTGACTTGGAGCTAAAAACCTTTTTTGAAAATCAAGTAGCAAAGTTGCCTAATGAAAATGCAGTAATGATCATGTGGACAACTGATGCACATTTGCCTTTAGCCATTGAGTTAGGCCACTTAGCTGGATTTACTTACAAAACCGTTGCCTTTATTTGGAACAAGAAAACTAGCACAAATAAGCAAGTTTGCTTTATGGGAACTTGGACAATGAAAGGCTCAGAAATTGCTTTATTGTTTACCAAAGGTTCTGCACATAAATTACTCAAAGCCCGTAATGTTAGACAACTTGTTGAAGCAGAAAGAAAAAAACATTCTCAAAAGCCACAAGAAGTAAGAACCCGCATTGAAACAATGTTTCCAGATGTGAGCCGTATTGAGTTATTCGCTAGAGATCACTATGAAGGTTGGGATGTCTGGGGTAATGAAATCTAAGGCTTGGCCTCCTGCCTGGCTGACTCCTGTTCCTGAGCCAGCGATTGCGTCTGGTAAGGGTGAGTCTGTTTTAGAGTTTGCCGAGATTTTTGGCATCATCACTAAGGATTCGATTGCGGGTCGTGCAGGTTCGCCGTTGGTGTTGCGTGAGTGGCAGAAGGATTTGCTGAGGCATGTGTTTGCTCGTGGTGACGATGGTGGGTTGCGGCACCGTATAAACCTGATCGGCATGCCCCGCAAACAGGGCAAGTCGGCTCTTGCGTCTACGCTCGGCGTTTACAGTTTGTATGCTGCAGGTATCAAGGGTGCGGAAGTGTATTCGTGTGCAGCTGACCGTGACCAGGCTCGTATCGTGTTTGCTGAAGCTAAACGCATGGTTGAAGCGTCACCGGATCTGATGAGCATGGCGAAGCTTTACCGCGACGCTATTGAAATTCCTGAGATGAACTCGGTGTATCGTGTGCTTTCGTCTGAGGCTTTCACGAAGGAAGGCCTTTCACCGACTGCTGTGATCTTCGATGAGTTGCATGCACAGCCGAACCGCGAACTGTTCGATGTTATGTCGCTTGCTCAGGGTGCGCGTGGCTCTATGGCTACTTTGATTGCGATTACTACTGCTGGTGTCAAATCGGACAGCACGGGTCAAGACTCTATTTGTTACTCCTTATATCAGTATGGGCAGAAGGTTGCTCGTGGCGAAATAGATGACCCGTCATTCTTTATGGCTTGGTGGGAAGCTCCGCAAGAAGCTGATCACAGGTTGCAGGAAACTTGGGAGATCGCTAACCCTGGTCTGGGTGACATTTGTGCATTGTCGGACTTTGAATCGTCTGTGCGTAGAACGCCAGAGGCAGAGTTTCGCACGAAGCGTTGCAACCAATGGGTTTCGTCACAAATGTCTTGGTTGCCGACTGGCACTTGGGATGCTTGCGAAACGGTGCAACAGATTGACGCTGACGCTGAGTATGTTCTCGGCTTTGACGGTTCGTTCAATGGTGACACGACTGTGATTGTGGGTTGCCGGATTCCAACGAACGAGGAAGAGAAACCGCACCTGTTTCTTGTGAAGGCTTGGGAGAAACCTGCCGAGTCTGATGATTCGTGGCGTGTGGACATTCAGGATGCAGAAAACGCCATTCTTGACTTTTGTGGCAGGTTCAAGGTTCGTGAGGTTGCTTGTGACCCGTTCCGTTGGCAACGCTCTATGGAAGTGTTGCAGGATGCTGGTGTGCCGATTGTTGAATGGCCGTCTACTTCCGCGAAACGCATGGTTGTTGCTTGTGCATCTTTCTATGACGCTGTGTTGGAAGAACGCATCACGCATGACGGTAATCCGATGATTGCCCGTCACCTTGATAACGCTGTTGTAAAGATGGACAATCTGGGGCCGCGAATCGTAAAAGAGAACCGTGGTTCTAATCGCCGGATTGACGCTGCTGTAGCTGCAGTCATAGCGTATGACAGATCGGGCAGTAGAATAGAAGAGGCAGTCGTGCCAGGCTTTTACATTTAGGTGGACTATGTTTGCAACAATCATTCAGGTCATAGGCATAGGCGTTGTTGCGTTTGGTGTCGGGATCGCTTATCCACCAGCGGGCATTGTAGTCGCAGGTGTCGGACTGGTGTTGTTCGGTTTGGCATTGGAACGGAGTAAGTAATGCTCGGAAATCTTTTTGGTGAAACACGCACTTTGTCGTTCCAGCAAGTTTTTGCTAACGGTGAAGATTTTGCTACTGAAACGCAAGCTGGTGTTGTTATCAACGCTGACACCGCTTACAAGATTGTTGCTTTCTTTTCGGCTGTTTCGCTCTATTCGGACACAATCTCTACTCTTCCGGTAGACGCTTACATTCGCTTAGACGGTGACCGTAAACCTTACCGACCTAAACCAAGTTGGATAGATCAGCCTGATGTGGACATTAGTCGTCAGGCACATTACGGTCAGGTCGTAACATCTTTGCTCGTTAGCGGTAACTCCTACACTCGTGTGTATCGTGACCGTAACGGCGATGTGGTGAACCTTGTTGTTCTTGACCCAAATAAAGTCAAGATTGAGCGTTCAGCTTTGGGCCGTAAGACTTTTATCGTAGATGGTGAGCCTAAACCACTAACGAGCAAAGAAGTGTTGCACATCATTGACTTGGCTATCCCTGGATCGCTTTACGGTGCAAGCCGTGTAGAGAAACTGAAGGATGCTCTTGGTGTGGCTACTGCGTTGCAAAACTTTGCAGCTCGGTTCTTTCAGCAGGGCGCAACCACGAACGGTGTTATTGAGTTCCCTGGTAACTTGATCCCTGAACAGTTGCGAGCTTTGCAGGAAGGCTTTGATAGCCGTCACCGTGGCTGGCGCAAAGCGCACAAGACAGGTGTTCTGTTCGGTGGCGCAACTTACAAGCAGACCAGCGTTCCTAACGATCAGGCACAGTTCTTAGAGTCACGCCGTTTTGCTGTCGAAGAGATGGCTCGTGCGTTCAACATCCCGCTGCACATGATGGGTATTCCAGGCACTAACACTTACGCTTCGGTTGAACAAAACAACTTGCAATGGATTAGCCACTCGCTACGCCCTATCTTGGAAAAGATTGAATGGTCGTATTCACAGTTGCTTCCTACGACTGCGTTTATCAAGTTCAACTTCAACGCTCTTCTTCGCGGTGACCTACAATCCCGTGCTACCGCTTACAGCATCATGCTTCAGCAGGGCGCACAAACAATCAACGAGGTTCGCAAGGCTGAGGATCTACCGCCGATTGACGGTGGTGACACTCCACGAGTGCCTCTAGCCAATGTTGGCTTACCAGCTGCAGACTTGCAAGAAACAGCAATGCGTGTAGACATGGCTGACAAACTTATCAAGAGTGGCTTTGACCCGTCATCGGTTCTTGAAGCTCTGAAGTTGCCACAGATTGAGTATGCAGAAACCCCAGAGGTTGAGATGCAAGAGGGCGAAATGGACAGCCCTGACGATGAAACGATGGAAGAGGAAGAGGTGCAGTAATGCTTTCGACCGGACAAACAACTGTGGGAACTGTTGCTGTGCAACTTGACGGCACAAGTAACAGCAACTGGCAGATTCACATTTCTAACGATGACAACACCGACACTCTTTACATCGGCAACGGTGATGTTACTTCCTCTACTGGTTTGCGTCTTTACAAACTTGAAAAACTTGTTTTGAACATGAACCCAGGCGAAACCTTGCATGTCATTTCGACTAAGGCAGGTCACACTATTAGTTGGATGAAACAGGTCTAATGCCATACTTTATTACCGATACTGCTGAGGGTTGCTCTGGTTGGGCAACAATCAAAGACGATGGCGAAGTTATTGGCTGTCACACCACTAAACAGGCCGCTGTAGATCAGATGGTTGCTGTGTCAATCGCTGAAGACATGGAGCCAGGTGGAGAGCGTAGCGAACAGCGAGCTTTGAATGTCGCCCCGCCCGAATACATGAGAGCTGCAGCTCGCCGTGGTTTGAAGTATTACGAAGAAGGCAAAGGCGGTGCAGGTCTAGTCCCTGCAACAATCCGCGAAGCCCGTGAGATGGCAGCTGGTCGTGTTTCAGACGATAAATGGGTGCGCCTATCGGCATGGATCGCCCGCCACCTACCAGACCTAGATGCCCCTAAAAACAAGAACGCTACCGATCCTGCCTACCCTGGTGCCGGATTGGTCGCTCATCTACTTTGGGGATCAGGGCCAACAAAGCGTCAGGCTCTTCGCGTCAAAGCATACGCTGACTCAGTTGTTGCTAGGCTAGAAGCAAGTGGTGAAAGAGAAACTATGACTGAAACTAATGAACAGCGCAACAAGTGGCTTTCGGCTTCTTGGGCGATCAAGGCTCGCATTGAGGGTCTAACACCAGAGGCTCGCTCTGTTGGCAAGTATGAGGTTCGCACTTTGCCTTCAGAGTTTGAGATTCGTGACGAGAGCGATGGCATGACCATTAGTGGCTATGCTGCTGTGTTCAACAGCGATAGCGAACCGCTACCGTTCATTGAGCGAATCGCACCTGGTGCTTTCCAGCGTTCACTAAAGTCCCGTAACGAGATCAAGTTGCTTTGGAATCACGACAGCGGTGAGCCTATGGCTTCGATGCGTGGTGGCAGTCTACGCCTTTGGGAAGATGACCGTGGCTTGGCTTACGAGGCTACTTTGGCGAACACTACTCGTGGTCGTGATGTTGCCGAACTGATCCGTAGCAAAGTTATTGACGCTATGAGCTTTGGCTTCAATGTCATCAAAGACAACTGGGATGAAAGAGGTAATCGCACTTTGGAGTCAGTCAGAATTCACGAAATTTCAGTCGTTAGCTATCCGGCATATACGGCCACTTCGGGAACTGTGCAGGTTCGCTCGGCTGAAGGATCAGAAGAACAGCCATCGGGCATTGACGCTGAAGCTCTGGCTGACGCTCTGCTTCGCCTAGAGTCCGGTGAAGAACTAGAAGCCGAACACGCTCAAATCATCAAGGATGTTGTTTCAAAGCTTGAGAAAACTCCAGAGGTTGAGGAAGTATCTGGCAACATCCTAGACTTGAAGCAGAAACAACTTGACCTGCTACTGAAGAGAGTGTAATGGCTACCAAAGAACAAATCATCGAAGCAATCTTGAAGGTTGCTGGAGATCCTACTGTTGGAGTTATCAAAGACTTGGCTGAAGATTTTGCTGATGCCATCATTTCACTTGACGCACCCGTTGCTAAGGAAACTAAAGAAACTCGTGTAGTCAAGTCTGAAGAAACTCGCTAACGCCCCCATAAAGCGAGTTCACCCCCACAGGTTACCCCCTTTCCCTGTGGGGGTTCTTCTTTACCGTGACGCATACTTTTCGTTCTGTAAACTTTTACATGTAGTTGAGTGTTAGCACCGCTACCTTGTCTGTTGAGTGTCAGCACCGCAGAATCCTTTATTCAATTCCAATTAGGAGATCCAATGTCTGAATTTGCAAAATTTCAGGCGGAAGCTCGCGCTAAGGCTTGGGAAGCTGCAAAGGTTATTCTTGACCGTGCTGCTACTGAGAAGCGTGACCTAACCGCAGAAGAGAACGAGTCATACACTCGCATCTCTGCTGAACTTGACGAGCGTGCTGCGCTTATTGAGTCGGCTAACCAACTAGCTGCCCGCGAAGAGCGAGCTGCTGAAGCTGCTGCTTCGTTCATTCCATCGAACACCCGTTCGGCAGATGACAGCGACATCCTTCGTGCAATCGCACTAGGTGAGCAGCGTGGACACGAGTTCGCTTCTGAGAAGCGCACCCTTGTTCCAAGCGACAACACCGTTCCAAAGTCGTTCTACAACCAGGTATTCCAGATTGCCCGTCTTGCTGGCCCAATGCTGGATGTTTCGGATGTCATCAACACCACTACTGGTGAGTCGCTGACCATCCCAACCCTGACTGCTCGTTCGACCGCAACCATCAAGGGTGCTGGAACAGCAATCTCAGAGTCAGAGCCAACCTTCAGCTCGATCACTCTAGGTGCGTTCAAGTATTCATTCCTCGTTCCTGTTGCTAACGAACTGCTAACTGACGCTGGTTTCGACCTGTCGGCACTTATCGCAGAACAAGCTGGTAACGCTATCGGTTTTGCCGTCAACAACGGTCTAACCAACGGAACTGGAACTGTTGAACCTACTGGTATCCTCACCGCTGCAGCTTCGGCTGTTACTGGTGGAACTGGTGTATCCGGTGCAGCAACCTACGAGAACCTCGTAGACCTTGTTTACGCACTTGACGGTCAGGCTCGTCTACTACCTGGCGTGGGCTTCCTCGCTGGCAAGTCGGCTATCGCTTCGATCCGCAAGATCAAGGATGGTGCAGGTAACTACATCTTCACCCCTGCCACCGCTGGTCAGCCTGACCAGATCCTCGGCTACCGCCTAATTGAGAACCCTGCTATGCCAGCTGTTGCTACCAGCGCAAAGTCGGTTCTTTTCGGTCACCTACCTTCATACAAGGTTCGCACCGCTGGTGGAATCCAGGTCGCTCAGTCGGGCGACTACGCTTTCGACAAGGATGTGACCACTTTCCGTGTCACGATGCGCGTTGATGGTAACCTAACCCACTCAGCTCACGCTGTATGGTTCAAGGGTGGCGCAAGCTAAAACTTGCCCAAGACTGAACACCCCTCAGAGTTGCGTAGGACTCTGGGGGGTGTTCTTTTTGCTAGGCTAGAACCACCTACTACGAAAGGTTCTTCAATGTCTAAAAAGGGTGCAGTAACGGTTTGGTCGAATAGCCCGTATCAGCCAACGGGTTACGGTGTTCAGGCTGGTTATCTTGTTGATCGTCTTGTGCGTGATGGCTATGCGACCGCAGCTATTTCTAACTATGGTGTTGAGGGTCGCAACACGACTTTAGAAACACCACACGGTGTCATCCCTCACTATGCTCGTGGCTTTGAACCTTACTCTAACGATGTAGGGCCAATGAACCACCACCACTTCCTAAGTCAGCACCCTGGTCTAACTGACCTAATGATCACGCTCTACGATGTTTGGGTGTTGAAGGGTGCAGCTTGGGACAGGATGCGCCGGATCGCCTCATGGACTCCACTAGACCACATCACGATGCCACCAAAGGTTGAGGCGTGGTTGCGTAAACCTAATGTGACACCGATCGCTATGTCACCGCATGGTCAGCGTCAAATGCAGGAGAAAGGCATTGACTGTCTTTATGTGCCACACGCTATTGACACGAAAGCGATGAAACCGACTTACGAGATCAGCGGTGTGCCTACTCGTCAGTATCTAAGTTTCAACGATGATGACTTTGTGGTTGGCATGGTAGCTGCGAACAAAGCATCTGGACTTGTTCACCGTAAAGCGTTTAGCGAGAACCTGCTTGCTTTTAGCATCTTTCTAAAAGACCACCCTGATGCCAAGCTTTACCTACACACCGATCCGCTTGGTGCCGCAGGTGGCTGGAATCTGTTGAAGCTTTGCGAAGCTGTAGGTATTCCTCAAGACTCTGTGCGATTCCCTAACCTTGTTGATTACCGTTACGGTATGGAAACCGATCAGGTGGCCGCTTTGATGACGGCTATGGATGTAATGCTTGTCACTTCTTACGGTGAAGGCTTTGGCGTTCCCACGGTTGAGGCCCAGGCAGTCGGAACTCGTGTCATCGGTTCTAATTGGGCAGCTACCCCTGACCTTGTTGCTGAAGATTGCTTCCTTGTCGAAGGGCAACCAACTTGGGATAGTGGTCAGGATGCTTGGTGGTCTATTCCGCTTGTGCCATCTATCGTGGATGCTTTGAACAAAGCGTATGACGCACCTAGAGGTCGCTCACAAGTTTGCATTGACTTTGCACAACAGTTTGATGTTGAGGCTGTTTGGAAAAAGCATTGGATTCCTGCTCTGGATGCGTTGCTTGCATGATTCCGGTCATCGGCTTTGCAACAGTAAATAGGTTTGACCTTGCAGATCGCTTGGTGAAGTCTATTGACTATCCTGTGGAGCATCTCGTCATTATTGACAACTCTGGCACAGGAACATACCTACCACCAGAGAACGAGAATGTCACCCATGTGTGGGTGTTGCCTATCCCGTTTGGCTTGGGTCTTGTCGGTGCATGGAATCTCATTATCAAGTCCACGCCTTATGCTCCGTATTGGGTGCTAGTGAACGATGACGCATGGTTTGCACCTGGATCGTTAGAAAAAATCAGTCAGGAAGCTTCGCCTGAAACGATCAGCTTTCCAAGCATTATTCCGCATTGGTCTTGTGCAATCTTTGGCGAGCAAGTAGTCGCTAAGGTTGGGCTGTATGACGAGCGTTTCTATCCGCTGTATTTCGATGACAACGACATGGAACGCCGGATCAAACACGCAGGGTTCGAACCTAAATGGATTGACGCTAAAGTAAACCATGACAACAGTTCAACTTTGAACTCAGGATTTGAGGCAGCTAATGGTCGCACTTATGGAAAGAATCAAGCTCTTCTTCACAAAAAAACCGAAGAAGAAGATTACTCCGAAGGTGTCTGGAGTTTGCAAGTGCGAAGGGATAACCGATGGGACTGAAAGTTTACACAGGCGGGACATTCGACCTGTTTCACTCAGGCCATGTAGCGTTTCTGAGGAAATGTGCGCTAGTCGGCTCTGTGACTG